CCGGCTCGGACCAGGGGGCATCAACAAGGCGGAGAGCGTGGAACTGGCACGCGCATTCCTTGCGGAAGTGGCGGCGGGCAAGGAGTGGACCAGCATCTTCATTGCAAGCGTGCTGAATTCCGTGCCGTTCCGTGAAGACCGCGAGCACATCGCCTGCCTCTGCGCCGCTCTGTGCAAACCGTTCACCAAGGTCTATGCCTGCGCGTCCTCTGCCGGAGAGTCCGGCTGGCGGCAGGTCAATGGCAAGGCGTTCATGAACGAGAGCAACGCGGGCAACATCGCGTTCCGCCTCGACTACGAACCCGGGATTCGCATCGGTGATTTTCAGGACAAACCCAAGGTCCAGAAGTATCACACGGTATCCGAGTTCAAGGATCTCTTCGGCACGTTCTTCCGCTCGGTGAAGGTGGATGACTTTTCCAACAACATCAACGCGGCCTGCGCGTCAGCCCTGCCAGTTGATCCTGCCCGCCTTCGTGCCGCCATCGAGTTTGAGTTTAACCTGCCCTATCCAGACGGCACTCGTATGGATCTCACGAAATGCGCCATGGACTCTTTCAGCCAACGTCTTCAGACTAACCTATGATCATCCTGCTAGACCTCAACTACACGCTGGTTTCCAACAATCCGGCACGCGGCACCACGCCCGTCCGCATGGAGAAGCGATTAGAAAACGAACAATACCGGCAGTGGCTGGTTGAGCTGGTCCGCCCGCATACGGTCGTGCTCATCACCGCCCGCCCGGAGACCTGGACTATCAGGACGCTCGACCGCATCGAGGAGCAAACCGGCTGGCGTCCCCAGGATGCGTGCTTCGCGCCGAAGGGTTGGTGGAATCCACCGGCGATCAAGGAGCACCTGCTCAAGAAGGACGTGTTTCCAATTCATGGCGATGATGCCCGCTACCTCGCGATTGAGAGCAACCCACGGACTCGCGAGATGTATGCGAAGTTCTCCATCCCGTGCTTCTGGGTGACGCCTGAAGGGACCTGCCTGACCGAAGGCACGCGGATCGTCAAACGCCTGCCGCGTTGACATCCGCCACGCGGGCATGAGTGAAGCCCAACGTGATGAAGTCGTTCCCCGCGGAGCCTGGCAGTTCGATCAGGAAGTGACTGCCGTATTCGACGACATGCTCCAGCGGAGCATCCCCCAATACAATGCGATGCGCATGGTGACCTTCGAGGTGGGCCGGCGCTTCGTGCAACCCGGCACCGCCATCATCGACATGGGATGTTCCCGCGGACAGGCGCTCCTGCCTTTCGTTTCGAGCTTCGGCGCGGCCAACGATTACGTCGGCATGGAAATCAGCGAGCCGATGATCGAGGCGGCGCGTCAGAACTTCAACTACCACCCGCACGGCAATCGCGTCACCATCCAGTCTGCCGACCTGCGCCACGAGTTCCCTGGTGTGACATCCAGCCTCGTGCTCTCGGTGCTCACCCTGCAATTCACGCCTATCGAATACCGCCAGCAAATCATCCGCCGAGTGTTCGAGTCGCTGGCTCCGGGTGGAGCCTTCATCCTGGTGGAAAAGATTCTCGGCGCGACCGCCAAACTCGACGAAGCATTCGTGAACCTATTTCTCAACATCAAGCGGGAGAATGGGTATTCCGACAGTCAGATCGACCGCAAGCGGCTGTCGCTGGAAGGCGTGCTGGTCCCGGTCACCGCACGCTGGAACGAAGAGTTGCTTCGTGAAGAAGGCTTCACCTCGGTTGATTGCTTCTGGCGGCATCTGAACTTCGCCGGGTGGGTGGCGGTGAAACCATGAGTTGACGGGGAGTCACCTCGTGTGAGCGGAAAATTTGCAAAAAAGTGGACCAAGGAACGCCAAGCCGAATACATGGCAAATTATCGCGAAGAGAACCGCGAGCGACTCAAGATTCTATGCCGCGAGAACTACGCTGAAAATCGCGAGGCTCGACTTGCGACTAGGCGGCTTTACTACCTGAAAAACAAGAAAGCTCACGCTGAGGCCGGCAAGAGGTGGTTAGAGGAAAATCGGGATAAAGTTCGAGTCTATCAGTCGGATTACCGGAAGCGCAACATCCTTCGGATAAAAGCTTACGAGCGGAAATACTATCAAGAGAACAGAGAAAGATGCATTAGGCGCCAGCTCGTTCTGGAAAAGTCCACTCCAAACAGGCGCATTGCATCGACGCTACGAAAGCAACTCAACCGGTGGGTCAAAAAATCGTCGGGCAGACACTCGACCCAGGAACTTCTCGGTTGCTCGTTTTCCGAATTCCGTGAGTGGATCGAGTTGAAATTCAAGAGGGGGATGAAGTGGGACAACTACGGCCGGGTATGGCACATCGACCATGTCATGCCCTGCTGCGCGTTTGATCTCACGCGTCCGGATCAGGTGATGATCTGTTTTCACTTCACAAATCTCCGGCCGATGTCGGCACGAGCCAATCTGAGCAAAAACAGAAAGATCACCGAGCCACAGCTACGTCTTCCACTTTGAAATCAAATCCTACAGACGGAATCTCAACCGAGGCGGCCGAGAAGATCCTTCAGGCTGATCTGCAGAATCTAATCCGCAAAGTTGCGGCGGGAAAACCGCTCACCGTGGCCGAGCGGGCGCGCATTGAATCACGGGCGGCCGGCAGCGAGGAATCACTCGCCTATGCAAAGACGCTCGTCGAGCTTGCTGCTGTGTTAGGCGTGACCCGCCGCACGCTCACCACTTGGCAGAAACTCGATGGCGCGCCCAAGCCGCTGTCTAATGGCTTGTGGCCGGTGGCCGACTGGCGCGAGTTCGTTCGGCTGCGAGGACTCAAGGCAGGCAAGGTGCCGATCGGCAACGAGGAGGCTCTCAAGGCGCGCAAGTTGCTCGCCGAAGTCGAGGAGCGGGAGCTTCGCATCGCCGTGAAAAGGGGCGAATACGTTCCGATCCATCAGGTGAAGAGCGAGTGGATCGGCCACGTCGCCCGAGCGACTTCCATCCTGCGGGCCAAGTTTGAGTCAGAGTTGCCTCCAATCCTCTCGGGCTTGGACGCCACGGGCATCCAGCGGGAATGCCGACAGGCGATTGATGAGGTTCTTCTTTGCCTCCACGAATCATGAAAGTGCTCCACGACATCTGGCGCGAAGCATGGCAACCGCCCGACCGGCGCCCTGCCTGGCAATGGTGCGAGGATCACATCGAGGGGATTCCCTACTCGCCCAACCCGGGACGCTTCCGGTCCGAGAACTCACCATGGATCCGCGAGGTCATGGAATCACTGGTTGATCCGCGCATCCGGCTCGTCTCGATCATCGCGTCGGTCCAGTCGTCCAAAACCACCGCACCTGAGCTAACGATTTGTTACATCATCGCCAACCTTCCGGGGCCAGCCCTCTGGCTTGACCAAACCGATGAGGATGCCCGCGATTATTCCGAGTCGCGCCTGCAGAAGCTCTTCGACCAATGCGAGCCTGTGAGACGACTCATGCCGACCGGCATCCACCGCCACAAGCGCAAGAACAACACGATCCAGTTCAACAACGGCATGACGCTCTGGATTCTCGGGGCTCACAATAAGACCAACCTCCAGCGACGTTCGATTCGCTGGTTGATCGGGGACGAGACTTGGCGCTGGCCGGTCGGTCACATGGCGGAAGCCGAGGCACGTGTCACTGCCTTCGGCTGGCTCGGCAAGTGCATCTTCATGAGTCAGGGCGGGGAGGAGGACGACGACACCCACAGGAAGTTCGAATCCACTGACCAGCGCGAGTGGACGTTTGCCTGCCCCGAGTGCCATCACCGGCAGCCGTTCAAATGGGAATGCGTCGAATGGAGCAAGTCGGCCAGGGATGAATTCGGTGAATGGGATTTCGACGAAGTCCGGCGCACCACGGCAATGCGCTGTGAGTCGTGCAACCACTACTTCAACGACGGCGAGCGGACACGGCGTGAACTCAATGCCACCGGGGCGTTCGTCGCCAAGAATCCGAAAGCCTCCAAGGAAAACGTCGGCTTCCACTGGAACGCGCTGTGCGCGATGAGCTGGGGGCAGCTCGCCGAACTCTACCTGCGGGCCAAGGCATCGGCGCGCAAAGGTGATGTCTCGTTGCTCCAACAATTCTACCAGAAGCGGCTCGGTCTGCCGTGGCGCGAATATGTCGAAGACTACAAGCTGGAGATCGTCAAATCGGGCTACAAGCGCGGTGAGACGTGGGAAGAGGAAGGCGCGATTGAGCCGAAATCAGGCAAGATTCTCGCGGCACCACTGCCCGAGCGCACCGGCCTGATACCGCTTCGCTTCATCACAGTGGACTGCCAGATGGACCACCTGTTTGTCGTGGTGCGTTCATGGTCGGCGGAGGGATCGAGCCGCTTGATGTGGAACGAGCGCATCCTGACCTTTACCGACATCGACGTGTTGCAGGAACGCTTCGAGATTCACCCAAGCCTTGTCTTTCTCGATGCCGGCTATGCGACCTACGACGTCTATCGTGAGTGTGCCAAGCGAGGATGGGTAGCGCTCATTGGCGACCGCCGCCCGGTCTATGCGCACAAGGGGCGCGATGGAAAAACCGTCCAACGGTTCTACTCGCCCCGGCGCAAGGTCGTGCTTTCGCATCGCCAGTCCTGCCACGTCCACTACTGGAGCAACCTCAACATCAAAGACACGCTCGCCCGCCTGCGCCGCAACCAAGATCCCGCCCAAGGACCGACCTGGGAAGTGCCCGACGACATCGACGACGACTACCTTGCGCAGCTCGAAAGCGAACAGCGGATCAAGGAGAAGGGCCACTGGATGTGGAAGCAGATCGGCTCGCGACCGAATCACTTTTTTGACTGTGAGTCCATGCAGGCGACAGCGGCAACCATGCTCAAGATCGTCGGCCGGGAATCCATTGCCGTCGCCCCGGTTGACACTCCGGACGAGGGTGCATGAAGACCGTCACCATCCTCCGCTTCCTCACGTTCCTTGGTTCTGGCATGTCCACGCTCGCCGCACTGGATCTGGCGGGTATCGCCCAGCTCTTCGATCCGACGATGGCAAAATACCTGCTTGCCGCCGGTCCCGCCGCGCTCGCCGTGAAAGAACTGGTGGTCGTGCTCGGCGACCTGTTTGACGACGGCAAGCCGAACCAATCGTTCAAAGTTGGACTGTTCTGTTTGGCGATGGGTGTTCTGACCGTCCCGTTTCTCGCCTCATGCGCCACGCCACCTGCCGTCACCGGGGAATTCATCGGCAAGAACGGACGCATCCGGGTTCATCCGGACGGTCGCTTTGAAATCGTCGTCGAACCCCGCACCTCCAAGTAAGCCATGAACACTTTCAGCGATTGGTTTGCTTCCCAGGGATTTCGGAACTTCGGGGCGGGTGAGTTCACCAGCTACTTCGCCCGCGAGCGTAAGGGTGTGAAAAACAGCCTGCCTCCACGCCGCATCTGGAAGAACATCGTGCCCGCACTTCGCATCGTGGACGAGCTTCGTGATTCGTTTGGCAAGTCATGCACCATCCTGAGTTCCTACCGATCGCCCGACTACAACAAGGCGGTCGGTGGAGCATCATCCAGTCAGCATCTTGAGTTCACCGCTCTCGACATCGCATTCGACGGCATCAGCCCACAGCGCGTCTATGACCGGCTGCTCGAATGGCGCAAGGCCGGCAAGTTCACCGGCGGTCTCGGCATCTACCCATCATCGGGCTTCGTCCACATCGACACGCGGGGGCGCAATGCCACTTGGAAAGGCAAATAAGTCATGGCACGCGGACTCTTCATCACCGGCTTCACGATTTCCGAGGTGCTCGCCATCCAGTCGCGGGCGAAGGAATTTCTCATCGAGGGCAAAACTCTCATGACCTGGAACGAGGCGGGCAGCTCCGCCACCAAGCAGTTCACCATGCCCATCGATCAGGTGCTTGAGGAGTGCGCCCACGCACTGCGGATTCTCGACCCTGCCACCTACGGCAAAGCCCGCACCGTCGCGGCGTCATTCATCATCGGCCACCTCCCAAAATGATCCGCCTCAAGCACATCGCACACCTGCTCCTGCCTCCTGTTCTTGTCCCCAAGGCATGGGGCTCACCTTACGAATCGGCCAACTGGTCGCCGCGTCGGGGTAACGTGCCTGGAGCATCACCCACCGATGCACGCAACGAACTCACCTCCGGAGTGCGCGCCGAGCTGGTTCGCAAATCCCGCTACATGCACAAAAACAGCGGATTCGTGCGGGAGCTCGTCGCGAACATGGCGATTTACTCGACGGGCGATGGTATCCGTGTCCAAGCACAATCACCCGACCCCGCATGGAACCGCGCTGCCGAAGCCTACTTCGCGATGTGGTCGTCCCGCTGTGAAGTGACGCGCCGGTTTTCCTTCGAGGAATGCCAAGCACTCGTCTGCCGGGGCATGGACATCGACGGCGAGTATTTCATCCACAAGACCCGCGACTCCCAAGGCGAACCCCGCATCCAGTTGATTGAATCCCACCGCGTTGGCGACAAGTTCGGCTCACAGGAAACCATCGACGGAGTCGGCCTGGATGCGTGGGGCGCACCGGTTTTTTATCGGATGCTGGAGGACGATGGCATCCACAACGATTTGCCTGCCACTTCAATCCTTCACATCCACGAACCGGAATGGGCAGGCGGCGTCCGCTCTCACCCGACGATCCAGCACTCGATCAATCACGTGCTCGATGAAATGGAATTGCTCGCTCTCGAAAAACACGCCGTGAAGGACAATGCCGACGTCTCCCGCATCCTCAAAACAGCGCGTGGCGAAATCGACGACAACGGCGACTTCGTGGTCGGTGGGGCGGTCGGCAGTGAAACCAGCGATCCAGTTTCGCTCCAACGCATCGTCGGCGGCAAGTTGATCGCGCTCAAACCCGACGAGTCGCTCGACAGCTTTCAGTCGAATCGACCATCGCCCACCTTCACCGGCTTCCTCGAACATCTCCGGCGTGACTCCGCTCTCGGGATGATCCCATTCGAGTTCGCTGCGGATTCCAGCAAGGTCGGCGGCGCGGGTGTAAGGCTGGTCGTCGCCAAAGCCGACCGTCGCTTCTCATTCCGCCAAATGATCCTCGAAAGCCGCCTCATCAAACCTGTCTGGGCGTATGTGATCGGCGACGCCATCGCCCGTGGATTCCTGCCCCCGATACCGGGGTGGTGGAAAATCAGCACCGTCCCACCGAAGCGGGTCACCGTGGACGCCGGACGTGAAGCCCAGCAAAACCGCTCCGACGTGGAAATGGGCCTCAAAACCCTCTCCGACCACTTTAACGAACAGGGTGCCGACTTCGGCGAGGAAATCGAACGCCGCGCAAGTGATGCCAAGCTGATCATTGATACCGCGGCGAAATACGGCGTACCCATTGAGATGCTTTGGAAAACTTCCGGCGGGTCACCAGCAATTACACAACCACTTGAAAATCCCAAAGCCACCTTGCCAAAAGAATTTAAATAGGGTAGATGTCCCCAGAGCGGAGAAATTATGGACTTAGAAGAGGGAGGCTTGCCATTGGCAGAGGCGATTGGACCGGCCTCATTCAGGCTAAAAAACATGTTGAGAGAATCTGTGCCGACAGGGTGGCACGAAGGTGTGATTTTGGTCCAAGCAGCGGATCAGCCCTCTGAAAAATTTTGCTCGATTCTGAAGCCTCTGTATAACCCCGACTCGACAGAAGAAATTCATGAACTGCCAGATGATTTTTTGGCCGCCATGGACGATCTTTACCGGGCATTTCTCCCATACATGAAACCGTGGAAATTCTGCCAGATTAAGCAAACCCGTAGTCGTTTAGGCGGCATTGTCTTCTGCACGGAATTTTCCCACGATTATATTGATTAGACACCCTGTGTTGACACCGCCAACCGGTGCGTGAACTCCCTCCTCCTGCAAAACCGTGAATGGCTGATCCAACCCGAAGCGCTGCAATCCATGGCCACCTCGCTGCGGGGGCTGTCGGAGCGCGAATTTTTCCCCAAACAGGCAGCCGAAAACCCGCTTCTCACCATCGAGGACGGCATCGGCGTGATCGCCATCGAGGGGCCTATCCTCCGCAAGCCAGACCTCATTGCTCGTGTGTTTCTGGGTGCCACCAGTTCCGAGGAAATCGGCGAGGCATTGCGTGAGGCAGCGGGACGAAATGACATTAAGGCGGTCTTCCTCAACATCGATTCCCCGGGTGGCACGGTGGCCGGCACTCCGGAACTCGCCGCCGCTGTGACATCATTGAATGAGCGCAAGCCCGTCTATGCGTTTTCCTCTGGGCTGATGTGCTCGGCTGCCTACTGGGTGGCATCACAAGCCCGTGCCATCTACGCCACGCCCTCCGCACAGGTGGGCTCCATCGGCGTGGTGCAGGCGGTGGTGGATAGTTCTGCCGCCATCGACAAGGCAGGCATCAAGGTGGAAGTGTTCTCCGTCGGCAAATACAAGGCGATGGGCGCTCCGGGAACCCCGCTGACCGACGACCAACGCGAACTTATCCAATCGAACCTCGCAGAAATCGCCGCTGAATTTCATGATGCGGTGCTTTCCCGTGGTCGTGCGATTCCCGCCGAGGCCATGGAAGGCCAGACCTTCAGCGGCAAGCAGGCACAACGCCACAACCTCGCAGGCATGGTCCCCGACCGCGCCGAAGCCATGCGCCGACTCAAAGTTTATCACACCTCGGTTGACACGAAATCACGGGCGATGACTACCGCACTCGAAGACCAACTCCTCGAAGCCCGCACGCAGGTCGATGACCTCACACGGGACCACCAAGCCCAGACCGAACTGCTCAACGAAGCATCGACTCACGTCGAATCGCTGCGCGGTGAAGTGGAGCTACTTGCCGCTGAAATCGACACGCTCAAAGCAGAGTGCGACGAGGCGAAAATCCAATCCGCCAACCTGATCACGCAACGAGATTCCGCAGGCACGCATCTCGTCACGTTGCAATCCCGGGTCATCGAACTGGAAGCGTCCCAGGTGAATTTCGACCGCAAGCTGCAACTCGAAGTCGCCCGCGTCGTTGCCAGCACCGGCACCACGATGCCCGCCCGCGTCACCCCAGCAGGTGACACCACCCAGGCCGCCGATCTCCACTCGCGCTTTGCCGCCATCACCGATCCCGCCGAGCAAACCGTCTTCTGGCGCAAGCTCACCCCCGAACAACAAGCCCTCATTCTCAAACACCAAGCCTGATAACTCGCCATGTCCAACACCCTCACCAACGTCAAAGACATCAAGGTCGCGCAACGTGCGCTCATGCCCTTCATGTCGAACCTCCTGCCGGTCACGGCATTCTCCACCGACTTCAGCCCACTGCCCGCTGAGAAACTCGACACCATTCGCGTCCCACTCGTTGGTGCGCCAAGTGTGTCGAGCGACTTCACCGGCGACTACTCGGCCAACGCGGATGCCACGGTCACCGTCGTGCCAGTCACGCTCAGCCGCCACAAATACAAGACCGTCCATGTCACCGCCAAGGAATCCGCCGAGGTGTCCCTCAACGTGCTAGAAACCTTGGTGGAAGCTGCCGCCCAGCAACTCGCCCAAGACGTGCTGGTGGACATCTTCAGCTGCATCACCGCCGCCAACTTCGGTGCTCCCGGCATCGTTGCCCTGGCACCCACAGCCTTCGATTACAAGAAGGTGCTCAGCCTGCGCGAAGCTTGCGGCAATGCCAAGATGCCACCCAACCCACGTTCGTTGGTGCTCGATTCCGGCTATTACACCAACATGCTCGCCGACGACGTGGTGGCCAAGAGTTTCAACCTGAACCTCAACGCCCCAGCCGTCACCGAAGGCATGGTCAAACGGATTGCCGGGTTCAACCTCCACGAAACGACGCTCATCCCGTCGGATCACGCGGAAAAGCTCGTGGGCTTTGCGGCCCACTCCAGCGCCGTCGCGGTGGCCATGCGCTACCTCCAACCGGTCGCCGACTACCAACAAGCCGGAGCCGTCACCGATCCGACCACCGGCATGACCTTCGGCTACCTCCGCTTCACCGACACCCGCTCCAACAAAATCTTCGTCACCCTGGAATGCCTCTACGGCTTCGCGGCTGCCAAGACTGACGGACTCAAGCGCATCGTCAAACCCTGAGCCATCCTGTTGGGGATGTGGATCGTGGGAACGCCCTCTCCGGGAAACCGGAGGGGGTGGTTTTGTTTGAAATCTGCACAGCAGGTAAAGCGGGGCTTGATCTGTCGCGCAAATTTCAAACATCGCCGCCAATGGGAACTTGGAATTCTGGACTCACAAATTCCAAGTTCGCGGAAGATTTGGAATTTTTGGCATGCAGATCACCGGAGGCAGATACGGCCGTCTCTACGCCTATGACGGATATCTGAAAATCCTCGCTCGATCCGAGTGATCTGAGATGGCTGAATGATCGAATCAAAACCCGACAGGACCAGGCCTCCCGTCTTGCCGATCCTAAAAATTTCCGGCAGTCTGCTCACACATCCATGAAACGGGCAAATAACCGACGACCTCGCCAGCGCACCCCACGCGTTGCTCCCGATCCGTCTCCCGTTCCACCGCGTCCCGAGTTCCTGCACATCGGCGACCGGCACTTGTGCTGGCGTGCGACCCTTCGTCCCGCCCCCGGCGTGCCCTTGCGACCGATCACCTGGGACCTTCGGTTCCGTGGAAATGAAGTCGCTGTCCGTGCAGATCTCGACCGGGAAGGCGAGATGCGCGACGTCGATTTCCGCGAAGTGCGCCGCAGACTCAATGAAGTCCTGCTTTCAGAATACCTCGCCGAGTCTTTCACTGACTTTCACTCCAAACGCCTCCGACGTTCCCTATACTGGCAACGCACTCCCGATTACGATTCCTGTCATCTCACGCCTCCCGAGTTCGATGAAGCGGATGGTTGGTGGGCGTTTGGTTACGATAATTCTCGTCACCCCACCGACAGGAATTTTCCCCTCGGTGGACCCGTCGTCCGCCCATCTTCGAACCAGATGCTTCTCGAACGGCGCGAGGAACGACAATGGGCGGCCTATGCACGTCAGAGACTGGAGTGGGCGCGGCAACTCTCACTCGATCCCGATTTCAGCGAGAATCTCATCGGCTCCGGACAAATCTGCCGACTCCGCCTGTTTCACTACTGGCAGATCCCGGAGTGCCGTCAGTTGTTCATCTCCTCGAAATCCATTGCCACCTTGTTCTGCATGCCGGGTCTCTTGCCGGAGTTGGACGACACCGACGATGCCTCATGGCAGGAAACCGTGACTCGTCTCGCACGTCTGCCGCGTCGGGAATGGATGGAGCGCATCGGCCTACCGCCCACCCGCCAAGCCGTCCGACTGTTCTCGCGCATAAAACCGCGCGTGATCGGCCCCTACCTGCCAGTGATCCGCCAGATCTTCGCCAAGCCGCTCACTCTCAAACGGCTTTCCGACACCACCTGCGCCATCGATGAAATGATGGTCCGTCTATGCCAATACGAGGAATTCCCGTTGCGCTGGTCCCTTTTCCGCCAACTCTGCCGCGACCGGAAGACGCCCGACTTTGCATTGAGCTGCACCGACCAAACCCTCGACTTCTTCCCTGACGACCACATCGGCCGGCGCATCCGGGCACTCTACCGCAGAGCCCGCAGCGCGGAGGAACTCAACAAATCCCATCGCATCGCCAACTGGTTCCGCATCTACTGGCACCGCCTCTTTGAGCCCGGCGTCCAAGATGCTCTCCGCAACCTGATCGCCCCACTGCCCGAGACCGAAACCATCCGCCACATCAACACTCCGCAGGAACTCCCCATTCTATCAGCCAACCACAACCTCGGCCTCGAAAAATTCCTCGATGACATCATCCGCGGCGAATACGCACTCTACCGGATTGACCACCAGAACCAATTCGCCGTCGCCGGAATCCGCCGCACCGCCGATGGGGCGTGGCAAATCGACGACATCCGCGGCGAGCGGAACGCACAGCCGTCGGAGGAAATGAGGACGCATGTCCTTCAGTGGCTGGCCCGGGAAACATCACATGAACGATCCAAACGGAATCGGCAGGCCCCTTGACCTCTCTTCACCAACCCGCTCTACTCCCAACAGCTTTGAATCTATCCCCCGAACTCATCAACCGCCTTGTCGCTCTCAAGTCCCTGCTGGATCTTGGCGACATGGAACTTGTTTCCGTCGCGTCATCGCGCCTTGAGAATGTCCGCGAAGAACCGGAAATCAACAGGATCCTCGGCGCTTTGGAAAACCACCGTTATGCCGAAGCCGCTAGCCTGATCGACGAGCTCCTCTCCGACGGCACCCGGCTTGCCCGCTGGACCGATCCGGAAATCGCATTGCTCGATGCCGAACTGGAGCGGGTGACGGCGGATTTGGCCGACCTTGAAACCGAACAAGCCGAACTCGAACACCTCGTCTCCCGTTTCCAGGCGGCGCACAACGAGACGCTCGGCGAGCGCCTCGCACGACTTCTGCAGCTTCGGATGCGCCTGTTGGAGCGGCAGCTCAAGGCCGATCCGGAAAAGCAGCCGGCATACGATCAGGCCAGCCGCGACTTCGAGGAGTTTCAACAGGATCAGGAAACCCAAAAAGAGACGGACGCCCGGACCAAATGGGACCTTTCCGAGACAGACCAATCGGAACTCAAACGCCTGTTCCGGAAAGGATCGAAACTCTGTCATCCGGACGTGGTCCCGGCCGAGCACCACGACGCTGCCGCAGAAATGTTCCGGCAACTGCGCAAAGCCTATGACGAGGGCGACCTTGAACGGGTGCGACAACTGGTGAAAAGGGCCGGAGCCGGGTTGTTCGACGCATCGGGCGACACCGGGGACGGCGACCAGCGAACGAAAGACCGCCTGAAAGCAAGGATTGCAGGCATCCGCGAGGCTCTGGAACGGACCCGAGGCAACATCCAGGAGATCAAACGCTCCTCGACCTACCAGACCATGACAGAGAACTCTGACTGGGCCGGCTTGTTTGAGAAACAGGCCCTGCTGTTGGATCAGGAGATCAAAAGCCTCAGCGTGACATTGGAGGAAATGCAAGATGACGCCGCCTGAAGACATCAATCATGGACTGATCACCACCGGAACCGGCGGGCTGATCCGCCGGATGGACCAGCGTTTGGATCTGGTGAGCCGCCTGCTGAGTGAGATTCAGGCGTATGCGTTGGATCGCATCGACGCGGAAATGGCACGTCGCTTTCTTGAAGACCCTGATTCGGTGGATCTTTCGAAAGCCAAGTTCCTCGATGACGACGCGGCAGTGATCCTGTCTAAACACGAGGTGTTTCTAAATCTCAACGGCCTGATCATCCTGAGCGATATGGCCACAGAGGCTCTCTCGCAACATAAACGGGCGCTTTGCCTTAATAGCCTGACTAACCTAAGCGATGCTGCGGCCGAGGCTCTTTCGCGACATGAATGGCGACTTTCCCTCAACGGCTTGACCAGTTTGAGTGATGCGGCGACAGAGGCACTCTCACGGCATTTGGGTAGCCTCTCCCTCAATGGCCTGACCAGCCTGAGTGATAGGGCGGCAGAGGCGCTGTCACAACATCGTGGCTGGCTTCCTTTTAGCCGTCGGACCAGTCTGGGCTATGCGGCGGCTGAGACGTCCTCGCGGAATTCGGGGTTCCTTTCCCTCAACGGCCTGACCAGCCTGAACGATACGGCGGCAGAGGCGCTGTCACGATATAAGGGACGTCTTCATCTTAACGGACTAACAATCATAAGTAATGCGGCTAGCGAGTCGCTCTCGCGACATCAAGGAGTTCTGTTGCTCAATGGTCTGACCAGCCTAAGCGATGTAACGGCAGAGTCGCTCTCGAAACATCTTGGAACGGTTTCCCTCAATGGACTGACTAGCCTTAGTGATGCTGCTGTTGATGTGCTTTCGCGACATAAGGGATGTCTTTCGCTCAACGGCCTGACCAGCCTGAGCGATGCGGCGGTAGGTATATTAACGATAGATCGCAAGGTACTCTTCCTCAATGGCTTGACTATTCTGAATGATGCAGCTGCCAAGGCCCTCTCAAACAAAGGCGGCGTAGCCATCGATCGGCTTCATCTCAACGGCTTGACCAGCCTGACCGCCACAGCGGCAAAGGCGCTCTCGCAACATGATGGTTCACTTACCCTCGACGGACTTACTGTCTTGAGCGATGCGGCCGCCGAGGCGCTCGCGCGACATCAGGGAGGGATTTCTCTCGATGGCCTCACCAGCCTGAGTGGCAAAGCAGCGGATGCGCTCACACGTTATAGCTGTAGCACTCCGGAACTAAAGTTACTCTTCTCGCTTTGTGCAACGCTCTCGCTCAATGGCGTGACCAGCCTTAGCGATGCCGTTGCTGAGACGCTTTCTCGATACCAAGGGGGGCTTTGCCTCGATGGTCTGACCAGACTAAGCGATGTAGCGGCAGCGTCGCTATCGAAACATCGCGGAACTCTCTCTCTCGATGGGCTGACCAGCCTCGGCGAAGCTGCTCTTGATGCGCTTTCACGACATAAGGGAGATCTTTCCCTTCGTGGTGTTACGGGGCTGAACAATAACGCGGCGTCTCTTCTTGGCCGCAAAGAGTGAGGCGAGGTCAGCGGAAGCGAGCAAGGCATCGATTTTCGCTGGTTTGGGTTTCGGCTTTGACTTCGCAGAATCCTAGTCGGTCGTCGTCGTTGTGGGTAGCTTGGGTGGGGGGGAGTTCATGGTCGTGGGGAAAGTGGGAAGATCGGGCGGGGCGTGTAATAATCACGGACCCGGTATTCCGGGCAGCGCGGGATCACCCGCTCGATGCGCTCCAGCTGCTTGCGGTTGTCGTCAGCGATGCGCTCGCGCTGGATCACCGACTCGCGGTGGATGCGCTCCTGCTGCTTGATGGTCTCCTCGTGGCGCATATCTTCGCGGAAGCGGCGGGAGTTCTCGTCGCAGAGCTCCTTGCGGATGCGGCTCCACTTCTCGTATTCGGTCTCCTGCGCGGTGAGAGGCAGGATCAGCCCTGCCAGAGCGAGTGGGATGGTTGTGGCTTTCATCGTTTTATGGTTCATAACTCAGACATTATGGCATAGGGGGTGGGACAAGTAGCGGGGGTGGGTAGAACAATTTTTGGATTTTTTGATGGAAAGCATTCGATTGGCCGAACGGCGGCAATACCGCAAAGCGGGTTAAGCCATCTCTTGGAGATCTTTCCACGTCTTGGTGTTCCGTTCGGAAAAGTCGCTGTGGAGATGCCACGAGGTTGACAGCCCCCAAAAGTCCAAGGACCTGCAATCTATCGCAGTCATTTTGGACCAGCCCGCGAGAGAGCTGCAAAAGGGCCGCCACGGATTCCCCAACCGTGGCGGCCTTCGTTTTTGTCACCGGCCATTCAGCTCACGCCCGGGGTGATCGAGCGAACATCCAGATGTAGTTGAGACTGTCTAGACCGTTCTCGTCCACGGGCGTATCGCGGCGGGCATCCGCCAACTTCTCCTCCAGGCACCAGCAGGCGAAGTGTGGGATCGTTATTTTCTTGGGATCAGAGCGTTTGGCTCGGACCAAGGCACCAACGCCACGCAGAATCTCCCTACGGAGGGCGGCCCGGTCGAAAACGTAGATCTTGCGACCTTTTTTCAGCACCTTGATTCTCCACAGGGTCAACGGCCCTTCTTGTATTACAGTGACCCCCCCTCGGAACCCCATGCATTCCGGCTCTCCACATGAGCAGTTCACGAAAGTGCCCTTGCCATTCAAGGATGACAGGCGGAGAAGCTCGTAGGTGTCAGGACAGCATCGGATTTCATGGCCGGGGCGGCGCGGTTTGTATCCGCGAAATTCTGAAGCGGGTTCCCGGTCGTCGATCCGCAGGCGGAGCGCGAGTTGAATATCGGTGCGGATGATTCCCAAGCGCAGCCGCGAAAGGCGGCCACCCAGGCGCGACAAGTGACCCGCCACCGTCACACGCCCGCGCAGACTCCGGGCGTAGCCGCTGCTTTTAGCGACATGATTATTAAATTGGGCGGCACCCAGCAGGGCAGTTAGGGTCCGCTCGACGCCGTAGTCCCGGAGGCAGGCAATTAAATTGAGGTCGAGCCCGTCCAGCGGTCCCAGCACGCAACGCAGCACGTGCGGAGCGGCGCGGAGATCCCTGGCAAGCGCCAGCGCCTCCGGCGATGGTTCAAGAGCACGCCGGAGATCGGCTGGCGGCTGGGTATGATGATAGACGAATATGGCGTGACGCTCGTCACACAACTCGCCCATAAGCACGGCCACAGCTTCTCCCGACCAAGCGATTGGCGACGGCTCCATGCCGAACGGTCGGAACAGGTCGGCGGCAACGTTCAAGGCTGCCTTGGTGTCGTCGAGGAGAGGACTCTCGGCTTGCGATACGTCGTTTGATTCCGGTTCTGGTTGATTCTTTGGTTCACTCATTGTTGTTCATTGTTTTCGCATGCCCACGAACGTGAAGCGACCTCACCTGAGGCCTGCCTTCCGCACGACGGGAAATACGATAATGAATGATTAGGAGTTAGAACCTGACCGGAATCGCCCTCTGAATCGAGGGCCTCGGAACAAAGGCAGTGATCTCATGAAATTGCTGAATTGCAAGGAGCGAACGCATTCCTTCGAATGGCGGGTGCGGGCACAAAGCCCGGGGATGGCCCGATGTCCGGAGTCGACCCTTGCGAACTATTTGAGGATGGCACCCGGTGATACACAGCAGAGCGCGGGCAGTTTCATCCGGGTAGGCGGGTCCGCTTGACAGCCCCCCTTTAATGAATGGACATGCAATCCATCGCGGTCATTTCCGACATTCACGCCAACCTTCCGGCTCTTGAGGCGGTGTTGGAGGAAATCTATGGCCTTGGCATCGAGCACATCCTCTCTTGCGGCGACATCGTCGGCTACGGTCCTCATCCCCGCGAGTGCGTGGAACTGCTCCGCCAGAGGAAGATTCCATCTGTCTTGGGCAACCATGACCTTTACGTTCTTGAAGCGAGGAATAACAAGGCCGTTCAGGAGGCGGAGGACGAGTTGCGCGGCGATACGGTCTGGGCAGGCATTCTCCACGCCGTCGCCCAGCTCCGAGATGAGGACTTCGATTGGCTTCTGGATCTGCCCACGTTTCTCAAACTGCCCGGCGTCATCGTCGGACACGCCGCGATGCATGACGTGGAAAACTGGCCCTATCTGGTCGATGATGCCGACATCATCGCCACGCTTGACGAGCTGGATGCCAGGAAACTCTCCCTGGGGCTCTTCGGGCACAGCCACGATCAGCTGTGGTTCACGAAGTCGCCCAAGGGAGCGGTGAAGCGCAGCGACAAAGCCAAGTCCACCCTGCCCGCAGACCGGGCCTCCGCAGTGGTCGTTGGGTCGGTCGGGCAACCGCGAACGGGAGACCCGAGGGCCGCATGGACGCTCTGGCAGCCGCAGACACGATCAATCGAGTTCCGGAGGACCCCGTATCCGGTTGAAGAAACCATGGCGGCGATCAAAGCCTGTGGTTTACCATGGAAAAGTGCGCAGCGGCTGTCACGGGGCGTGTAGCTTCACATCTGCCGATTGACACGCCGCTCGATGCGTGAACGCGATCCAAGCAGCCGCTGCCGAGGCCTTCGTTGAGATCCTGCGTGACGCGGGCGTGCCGCTGACCATCGGCGGCAAGGACTATCAGGCGATGGTTTCGCCCAGCGGACTTGCCGTCGATCTTGAGGAAGGCGGCTTCACCCAGGACGGCGCACTCACGGTAAGGTTGCTGGTGGCGCACCTACCAACTCCACCGCCCGCCCACAACGACACGATCCTGATCGGCGGCGACCGCTACAAGATCGACGAGATCACCCGCAAGCCCGGCGCAGGCATCATCGAATATCGAGTGGCCCGCCGCTGAACATCACCACCATGAACCAAGCCATTGAAGATTACTTGGCCGGCCTGTTTGCCTCCGCACAGCTGGTCCCCGCGCCCGATGTGTTCACCGGGACCTCCTCCGACATCCGTCCGCCTGAATCCGATGCAATTCTCGTGCTGGCAGACTCAATTGAAAACGTGGTCGGCCCCTTGCATCGAGCAACGGTCAAGATCCTCGTCTCGTCACCCACCGACAACCGGACCCAACACGCCGCGCTCGCCCATGCGGTGAAGGGTATCATGGAAGGTGTCTTGCCTGCGGCGAGCGGATTCACGGTCGGCGGATTCCGGACGAAAGCCCACGCCACCGCCGTGACGGACGACGACCGCTGGCTCACCACTATCGAGGGGGTTCTCGGGGTGGATTGGACGCCGGTTGACAACCCGCCGTAAGAGTCATGCCCGCCATCTTCGGAGTCACCAATCTGCACGGACTCGCGCCCGCCACCGGCCACGCCCAGGAAGCATCCGCCGACGCATCCATCGAAGTGGCCACCCTGCGGGACTCGCTCGGCATCACCGTGGTGGCCAAGCCGAAAAAGCTCATCACCCGCAGCATCACGCTGTCCGGAAAAGGCACCGTGAATTTTGGCGATGTCGCCGCCGGTGCCATCACCAAGGGCGCGGCGTTCGTGACCTCAGTCAAGGTGACTGAAAGCAACGACGATTTCCCGTCCTTCGAGATTCAGGCAGTCGCCTACGACGACGCCTAACACCTACGCACTTCCATGCCCGCAGCATTCAACGAAATCGGAGTCAAGTGCGTCACCGCCGCCCTAGTGGAGAGCGTGGACGTGCAGAAGCAGCTTGAACACAAGATCATCAAGAAGAGCGATGGCGCATTCGAGACGGGCAACCGCTACGACCCGTCCTTCAGCTTCTCGGTCAAGGGTCGGGGCGTCGCTGCCGAATCACTGCTAGGTGGATCTTCCGCCGCCTACGTGCCCGAACAGATCACGGGCGGAACCACCATCATCACCACGGTCAAGAACTCCCAAACCAACGAGGACTACAACTCGTTCGAGCTATCGGGAATCAACCACCCAGGGGCCGGAGCATCGGCAACATAACAACCAAAAAAAGATCACCCCATGAAAGAAGGAACCACACTCAGCATCGTGCGAGACCACGACACCAAACCCACCGAAAGCCGCAACACCCGCCTGATCGCAGCGGCACTGTCCAGCGGTGCCATGTTCGCCACTGAAGCCGCCTATTCCGACACGGTCGAACAGACGCCCAACGGAGCGAAACGCACCGTCACCTGGCTGATGGACGGCGCGGCCAAACTCAGCTTCGAGCCCATCGAGGTCGCGGAAAGCATCACCTTCGACGAGTTCCGCAAGCGCTATGAATCGCTCGACTGGTGCGAAGCCAACGCCAACCACCCCATTGCCTATCTGCGGGCGATGAATGACCAGCACAACCGGCTGCTCGACAAGGTGAAGACGATGCGCCCGATGCTGCTGATCCGAAAAGGCAAGCGCATCGCCATCGTGCCGAGCGGATCTGACGAGGCGAGCAAGGCCACCCGCGAGCAAATCCTTTCCGAATTCTAACGTTATGAACGACCGCGAACTACAACTGGCCACTGGCATGATCGACAGCGGGGAACGCCGAATCGGCAACCTCAAGCTGCGTCCCTACACCATGGGCTCGATGCAACTGGCCTATCTGCTCAAGCTCACCATGTTCACCCGTGGCAAGGATGATCCACCGTTGGAGCTTGATGATTTGGAAGAGCAGCGGCAGATCATGGCCTTTGCATGGATGCAGTCGGCTGATGAAGATGACATCGCGGACGCCGTTCGTGACGACACCGTGGATCGGTGTGTGCTCAAATTCTCTCTCAATGTCACCTTCGACATGCTCCCGGGACTGATGGCGGAAATCAACCGGATCAACGCGATGCTTGCTGCATCCAGTGTCCGCGTCGAAAGCAAGTATCCGTCCAGCAATGACGATGCGCCGGGAAAGTCCTGAACCCAGGCTGGCTGGCGAGCGCGGTGTTCACCATCGCCAAGGACACCGGTTGGAGCGAGGAATTCATCATCTGGCGGCTGCCGATGGCGCGTGCCCTCCAGTATTACCATTGCTCGCTCCAAGCGGCCAATCTCTGGACGCTTGAACCACCCACCGAAGAGACGATGCAGGCACTCGCACCGGACGCGTTGATCGGACTCATCGACCGCATGATTGACGAAGCCGAAGATGACGATGGGTGACGAAGTGAAATTCAAGCTGCATGTCGACGAGTTCCAGCGGGCCGCCGACCGGCTCGCCCATTATTCGAAGCGCGACGGCGAGACGTTCATGAAGGAACAAATCCGTGGCTTCATCCGTCACCTGTTGGACTTCACGCCCCCGAGCCGGGGCAGCACACGCGGGGTGAAGGCAAAGAAGCTGGGTGAACAGGCGATCACCGGCGACATCCGCGCCGTGTTCCGCGGGGTGTCTGACCCGAAGCGGGCGGATGTTGATTCGGTCGCCCAAATGCGCTCGGTCCTCAAGTCGCGGCGGAAGAGCGGCAGCATGCGTGTGGCCAAGGGCGGCACCAAGCTCAAGGCACCGAAGGCGCTGATTGCCGAGCTGATCAAGGCGAAGAAGGCGCGGGTAGGCTATCTGGCATCGGCATGGGCAACGGCGGCACAGAGCGTTGGGAAAATCCGAGTGCCCGCATGGGTGTCCCGCCACGCCGCCCCCGGTAGCACCGACATCAAGGTGAGTGACGGGGAGATCAGCGCGTCGATCACCAATGCCGTCGAGTGGGCCGCCAAGGTCAATGGCCTGCGGGCGCGGGTGAATGCAGCTCTCCGGGTGCAGACCCGTTCCATGGAAAAACGGCTGCTCTATTTCTTCGCCAACGTGAAGGGGAAGTCCGGCTTCGATTGACATGACCATCGTTGCCAGATGGCCAAGCTCACCGAACCTGCTCACGCGCTCGCCTGCGCTGACTTCTAGCGGGATCAAAGGGAGGACGCCTTCAACTGCGAAAACGTCCCCCTGCTACCGACAATCCAATGCGGCGCAAAGGATTCCCATAAATTTCTAATAACGAGTCAAGCTTTCTTGTTAGCACTCCAGTCCATGCTAAGTCCGGCTTCGATTGACAAGTCACCCAGTGCCAGATGGCCAAGCTCACCGCACTGCTGACACTCAACACGGCTGGATTCCAGTCCGCGTTGAAGAGTGCCAAGTCGGAAACCGGCGGCTTGAAAAACTCGATGGCCGGCATGTCGTCGGGAGCTTCCAAGGGCTTCGCTTCGATGGGCAGCGCCATGAAATCGGTCGCCAAGGGAACGGCTGTTGTCGCCGCCGCTGTGGCCGCCGCTGGTGCTGCGATTGGAGCGTTGACCTACAAGCTGATTCTGTCGGGTGAGGCGGCAAATTCCGCTGACGCCCGCGTCCGCAACATCGCCAAGTCGATGGGGCTGTTCGGCGACCAGTCCGACGTGGTGGCCGAGCGCCTGAACAACCTCGCGGATAAGATCGAGTTGCAAACCGGAGTCGATGGCAATGCGATCCAAATGACCCAGGCGAAGCTCCTCACCTTCAAGGATCTCGCCAACACCGCCGACGAGCTGGGCGGCAATTTTGATCGGGCCACCCAGGCGGCAGTGGACATGGCGGCGGCTGGTTTCGGCGCTGCCGAACAGAACGCCGTCCAGCTCGGCAAGGCGCTCAACGATCCGGTCAATGGCCTCGCGGCATTACGGCGTTCGGGCATCACCTTCACCGAAGATGAGAAAGCGAAGATCAAGACTCTGGCCGAATCCAACCGGATGCACGAGGCGCAGGCGTTGGTTCTTGCCGCCATCGAAAAGCAGGTCGGTGGCACGGCGGCCGCAACCGCGGACGCGTCCGTCCAGATCAAGGCCGCGCTAAATCAGGGATTTGAGGAAGTGGGCAAACCACTGGCGGCAGCGCTCGCATCCATCACGCCGCAGTTCCTCGAATTTGTGGAAATGGCAAAACCCAAGCTGGCCGAAGCCGGACAATTCCTCGTGGCGATCTTCCGCAGCGGCGAGGCACTCAACCTCGTCTGGTCGTCGCTCAAGCTGGCGTTCGCGCAGAGCGTAAATTTCCTGTGGGCCACGCTGCGGGCGACCATCGCCGCCGCCGGCCAATACATCGTCGAGTATTTCAAAACGGCGGTCACCTTCTTCCAAGTCCTAACGACTCCCGAGTTCTGGAGTGGGATGGGCAATGCCATCATCGGGATTTTCCTATCAGCCATCAGCTTCCTGCAAAAGGGCTTCTCTGAAATCATCGAGGTGGCCCGCCCGCTCGCTGAAATGTTCGGTAAAGGGGACGCATTCAACAACATCCAGAAGACGATTCAAGAGAGCGCGGCGATTCTCGACGAAGACGCCGCAGCACGGTTCTCGAAGGCCGGCGACCTGTTGGAACCTGCCGCCCAGAAGATCGCCCAACGCCTGGCTGAGGCGGGTGAGAACGTGAAGACCCGTTTCAGCGAGACCTTCGCCAATACGGCGGAGGCTATCGACACGTCCGGCATGAAGCGCGAGTTCGGCGACACCGTGGAGCGCATAAAAGCGGCCATTCCTCCGGCGAAGGCGGGCAAGCAAATCGGCATCGCGGCAGCGGCCGAAAAGCCAACGGCTCCGGCAGCCATCGCAGGCGGATCAGGTCAGCTCGGTTCTTTCGCGCAATCCATGAACATGCTCTTCGGCCGCAGCGCGAACGCAGGGCTGCTAGAGGAAAACAAGCGGCAAACCGACTGGCTCAAGAAGATCCACGACAACACCAAGAACAAGGGCACGACCCAAGCACCGGGGGAGGCGGTTTTCGCGTAAGCCATGGCTGAGAACACCATCCTCGAAGGCGCGAGCGGCGGCAGGGACGAAAACATGATTTCGTCATTCGCCGTGTCGTATCATGCGAAAAGCATCGCGGAGGTCACCACGGTCGGACATGCGCGGTTTCACGGACTGGTCGAACAGGGCCGGACCTGGCAGGCGCTCAACGACGGCACCGACGGCTGGATCGTCACCGTGACTTACAAGGGCTACGCCGGTGACGAGGAACCAGCCCCAGAAGACACCGAACAGTGGAACCTCGGCTTTGATTTTTCCGAGGAGCCGCTTGAGTCGCATCCGAACCTCAAGGAAATCAAGGCGGCCTACGGCGGCTATTACGAGGAACCGGGTGGCCCGCTCAAGTTCCCGGAGTTCATGCCCAAAGAGGCCACGGGCAAAGGCGGACTCGGCGGCAAAGGCAAAGCCAAACCTGGCGAGAAAAACCCGATGTTCGGCACCTCGACCTATGCCGTGATGACCGCGCGCGTCACCCGCACCTGGTCGGCGAAGCAGATTCCCAAGAACGCGATCAACGACATCGGCAAGGTCTATTCCAGCATCCCGGACGCCCCCGACTCGATCACGGCTATTGATTTCGGCAGTCGGACCTGGATGGCGATGCCGCCGAAGATTTCACAGAACGGCGACGTGTGGCGCATCGAAAACGAATGGCTGCTCTCACCGCCGAGCGGCTGGGTGGAGGAGATCTATGAAAAGGCCAGCAAGCAATGACGACGCGTGAACTCAAGGTGCGCAAGGGCGAGAAGGTGCGCGATGCGTGGGAACGCCTCGTGCGCTGGGTCGATTCGTTGAAAGTGGTTCCGGACGACGGCATCGACGTGCGGATCACCCCGCACGGAACTATCGTGCGGGTCCGCGACCACCAGATGTTCCGACATCCGTTCCGCGTCATGGTGAGTGGATCATCGGTGCGAGTCTCGCCCGGAACCGTGAATGATCTCATTCCCGTCATCACCGAGAGTGGGCAGAAACGCCGCATCGACAACCGCGACAAGGATGGCAACCGCGAAACCGGCAAGGACTATCCCGCGCTGAAGTTGGATCCGAAGAAGTCGTCCAAGGACGGGCGGATCTACATTTCGCTCAAGGTGAAGCAATCGGTGAGCGGCGGGATTTCCGGTGTGGAGGGAAACAAGGCCGGCGAGCAGGTGAGTGAGAACGTCGAAATCGTTCAGACCGACTCCGCCAAGGGACCGCTCGATGGTTTCGGCTACTATCCGCTTGCCTTCCTCCGTGCATCCAGTGACGGCGGCTCCATCGAGGAGGTGTTTCAAATCGTCCACCACAACATCCGCTACGAGTTCCAAGAGCGCCGACCAACTGAAGCCGATCTGAAAAAAGATCCGAACGCGAAAGCGGTGGGCCGCCACCTGTTCATCCCGACATGAAGCGCAAAGTTCCCATCATCAATAACAAGACATGGAACGCCATGATCGACGAGGTGTCACGCCGCCTGCCATTGCGGTTCGTGAGAACGTCGCGGCGTTGGGTGCATCCGTGGACCATCGTCCCGGAATGGAGCGACACCGCCGAACAGTGGGTGTTCCGCATCCGCCCCGGCTTCGTTAACGGGGTGGAACCGGAAATCTCCACGCCGGCCATGCTCGCCTCGGAACGCACACTCGACCGGATCGAGGAGGAAACCGGCACGCGCCCCGAGAAGGATCAATCGGTGGACGCGCTCATCACCGAGTCGCCGCAAATCGTCGTCTCCGGAACCCGCATCATTGGCAAGGGAGCGGATGCCGAATCGGTTTCAGTTTCGATGTCGGGGAACATCGCCGTGGAATTCGAGGCAGTGCCCGAGTTCTTCATCCAGTTCGGTGTGACCGATGAAAAGGTCGTGTTCCAAGGCAACCTCAATTCCGGCATTCAGGAGGTTCAATACGAATCGGACGGTGAGTCACCACTGCTGAGTGCCTGCGACGTGGTGCTCTACGTGGACCGTGCGGCGGCCAAGCTGGATGTCATCCAAGGAAATCCGTTCCTTGATGGTTTCAGCGCCCTGCTGGTCATCAACTATGGCAGATCCACACCGGCGCGGGACCGCCCGTGGCTGAACGTGACCGCCAAATACAAGCCGATCGTAGAGGCGGACATGGGTAACCTGCTGGAAGGAACTGCTGATCCCGAGTTCGACGCAATCAAGATCGCGACCATCTATTTCCTTTCGCCGCCAGGGTTCTCGCCCGATCTGCCGATGGATGACACCTGGACCGCGTTCGTGAAGCACGAGCAGTTCTGGAATCTCTGCCACGCGCCACAAAAAATCCCCGACCCGACACCCATCGAGCCCATCAGGCTCCAAACCGGACTGGCCGCCGGAATTGCGGATCCCATCTTCAGCAGCCTTCTCGCCCCGGGCAACGATGCTTTCAATTCCGCGCTCCAGGTGCTGCGCAACCGCAATCTGGCAGGGAGGTACTGGTCGCTATGAGTGAGGAACCAAAAGACGGCTTCGGCCTCGACAAGGCACAGCGACTTCTCGCAAAGCGCCTGGGCAAGGAAGAGGAGGAGGCTGAGCAAGCCGCCGGGTTGGAACCGCCGTTTCCTTACGTCATGGCGAGGTTTGACGCGGAGTTTTTCGAGCTGTGAGGATGCAGGCATGGGCAGGGCATCCCAAGAATCTGACAGTAAAAATTGTGCTCTTGCCCGGGAAAGCCTTGACGTCCCCGGACAGTGCTGAGTGACTCTCAACGAGTTCCATAAGAACCCTTTATTTTATTGGATGAAAACACTACTTTGCCCCCTGCCCCTGTGGCTCGCGATTGCGTCGCTCGTCTCTCCGCTCACTGCCCAGAGTGTCAGCGAATTGGAATTGGAAAAATCCTCAACCCTCAATGTTTGGGAAAGCGTCACGATCACACCCGAGATGATCAGCGGCTCAGGCAAGCTCCTGGTGCCGACTCCCGGCTCGCAGGAGTTTTATCGGATGAAAGTGCGCCTGCTGGATGCCCCCGCCGCTCCCACCGGCTTCGCGCTAATCCCGGCGGGTGTCTTCACCATGGGCGATGCGCTGGATGGTGATTCCGCGGTCCCCACCCACACGGTGACGGTCAGCGCGTTTTACATGGCGCAGAATCTGGTGACCAAGGCGCAGTGGGACACGGTGCGGACGTGGGCCATCAGCAACGGCTACAGCGATCTCGAGGCCGGCGCGGGCAAGGCCAGCAATCATCCGGTGCAGAGGATTTTGTGGTTCCAGATGGTGAAGTGGTGCAACGCCCGCAGCCAGAAGGAGGGGCTGACGCCTGCTTATTACACCAACGACGCGCAGACGACGGTTTACAAGACGGGGGATGTGAATGTGACCAACGCGCAGGTGAAATGGACCGCCAACGGCTACCGCCTGCCGACTGAGGCGGAGTGGGAAAAAGCCGCGCGCGGCGGCTTGAGCGGCAAGCGTTTCCCGTGGGGCGACACGATCAGCCAGAGCCAGGCAAATTATTACGCGTATTCCAGCTACAGCTATGACCTGAGCGGAGCGGTGAACAACTTCCACCCCACCTACGCCACGGGTGGTTATCCCTATACATCCCCGGTGGGCTCATTCGCGGCGAACGGCTACGGCTTGAACGACATGGCGGGCAATGTCTGGCAGTGGTGCTGGGATTGGTATGGCACCTACGACACCGCGTCACCGACGGATCCCCGGGGTGTTAGTTCGGGCTCGAGCCGGGTGTACCGGGGCGGCGGCTGGGACGACGTTGCCGGCTACTGCCGCGTCGCGGACCGCAACTACGTCAACCCGTCCTACGCGTTCGAGAACGTCGGCTTCCGTGTTGCTCGCAGTTCAGTTCCCTAGAGCCAGCAAGCAGCGGAGCGAACGGAACGGAGTGGCCAAGTGAGGGACGAACGCAGGCAACGCAGTGAAGGGAGCGAAGTGTCTTCGAATGCAGCGAAGCGGGTGCATTTTTCTGACCCGTGAGTTGACGCGGCGGGCATGGGCAGGACATCCCCATGCAGGCCACCGTTTACGCCAATCTCACCACTCGCAGGCTGACCACGACGCTTGGCGGCAGCGCGATTTCGTTCCCTGCCTTCGTCCAGGGCGACAAGGTGCGCATCGGCCTGCGTTTCGCTGAATCGCTCGAAGGTTCGCCCATCGAGGTCCAGAGGATTGTGACGCATATCCGCGCGTCCATTGGATTTGTCGATGTCCGCCCGACGACTGGCTTTTTTGTGCTGCGAGTGGACGATCAAAACACTGCGTCGATCCCACACGACGCCACGGCAGGCGCTGTGCAAACCGCTCTTGCCGCCATCGGATTGGATGACGCGGTGGTTGGCAAACAGGATGGCTCGTGGATCATTTCTACCGGACTACAGGAAATCGCGCTGTCCGGACACTCTGCCGTTGGACTGCTTTCCGAATTGCGGCCCGTTTCGTTCGTGCGCGTTCGCTCGACGCAGGTGGCCGGACAATATCGCCACGAGGTCCGGCTTGTGCAGGCACCGCTCGCATCGACTGCGAGCTTTGAATTGATCGTGCCGCCCGCGCCAACGGTAAGCGAGGTGCAAGCAGGCGGAGCTTCGGCCACCACGCTCTGGCCCGAGATCCAGGCACTCAAGATCCAGCCGACCTTCAAAGGCACCTATCAGTTACGCCGTGGGTTCAAGAAGACCCGCGAATTGTCCGTGGATGACGGACCCGACGAAATTCAGGACGCGCTATCGGTTCTCGCCGACGACGAGGGATCATTCTCTGTCAGCAACCCGGCGACCAATATCGCCCACATCACCTTCAACGGCTCAATGGCCGGCATTGATCAGGAGTTGATCGAAGTCGCCGTGTTTTCCGCACCGTCCGGTGATCCGACCATCATCCTCGATCTCAACACCGCCGAGATCGCCGCCGCACTGCGCGGTGCCGCAGAGTTAAAGCCAGAGTTGGAAATTGAAGTCGCAATTCAAGATGAGAACGATCCTGCGAAGATCTATACACTCACTCCTTTCCGCGCCCCGATCTCGTTGATTCGTGAACTCAACTGGGAGGGACTCGAAACCGCTGCCAACATCGATTGGCTGCGCCCACCCTACGGCAGGACGTATGTGCCGTTCACGCCCGACCAGATCATCACCGGCTCGCAACACTACGTCGCACCAATCGGAGACGGTGTGAACTCGGAGTTCACCATCAGTCACAACCTCGGCACCCGTGACCTGCATGTCACCGTGCGCCAGAACGGCGGCAACCGCGCCATCGTCGAGCCGCTGGCCGTCACGCTCGATGGCGAGGACGATCTGAGCATCACGTTTGCCGAACCCCCTGCGGTGAATGGCTACGTCGCCATCATTTCCACCGCAGGCCCAGTTTCGGCATTCCAGACGCACGGCCATACGATTGCCCAAATTGAGGGGCTGCAATTGATCCTCGATGACCTGGGCGGGCGGGTCGAAGACCTTGAAGCATTCATCCCGACCTCTCTGCCTGGTGTCTCTGGAAACGAGCAAACCGTGATTGCCGCGTGGGAATTGCCGGAGCTTTTCGAGGTGTTTCCGACGCGCCAGAAGATCGAGGCAAAAGACGTGCCGTCGATCAAACCCGCCGACCTTCCGCGAGTCGGAGGCCTGCTGCCAGCCGTGTATGTCGATCCGATCGCCTTCACCACGGCAAACGTCCTGCCGACGTCCCCTGTGACCGGCGTCATCTATCAATACACCAACACGACCGCGCCGCTGGTGATCCCGGGCTATCTCGGTCGCCGCTCGACCAAGCTCAGCGCACCGGGATTTTTCGCCTGGGACGGGCGCGGATTTTATCAGGTGGAGCAAGTCATCGCGGGCGAGAAGGTGTTCTATCCCTCAGACTTTTCCCGCGAGCTGTTCCGGATTCACGTCAACGGCAAGCAACTGCGGCTTGGCAAGCGGCTGTCACTCGACTTCTCGTTTGTCGCCGCTGTGTTCAACTCGAACACCTCAGTTCATTGGGGCGTGGCCATCGACATCGGCCTGCCGTCTGGCAACCCAGCCAACCCCAGCAACATCGCGGATGTCACGTTCCTGCCGCCGTCGCTCGATCACAGCTTCATGCTCACAAGCATCCCGTCGTCGCACGGGTTTGGGCTGCGCATCGTCCGTAAGCTCGTGGACTTGGTAGATACCTGCGTAGTGGATCGCGTGATCTATGGAGCCACGGAAGCCACTCCCACCACGATGACCACCGCCAACTTCATCGTCCGGGGGCGGCTTGTGCGATTCGACACCGACGACCGCCAGACCGACCCACGCGGACTCGTCGCGTTCAACGGGCTGAAGGCGACCCTCACCGGCGATGAACCCGAAGGTCTCGGCAAAGCAACCATCCAATAACACATCACCATGGCCATTCCCGTCATTTCCAACACCACCTCCGTCCTCGGCTACCGCAAGGGGCAGTATTTCGAGTATCAGATGCAGGCAACCAACTCACCGACATCTTGGAGCGCAAGCGGTCTGCCATCGGGCATGACAATCAGCAATGCGGGCCTCGTGAGCGGGGCCGCAACCGCCGCTGGCGTCTATCTCATCAAGATCATCGCCACGAATGCGACCGGCCCTTCTGCGCCCTTGGAAGTGGCCATGGGCATCGAAGACACCAACTTCAATGATGGCGTCGGCATCGAGGTGAACATCGACCTGCGAAGCGGCGCGGTTTCAGTTCCAGGCATCACGCCATCCTCACAGGCCAGCCAAGCCGTCATGTTCCTCAAATACGGCGACAAGGTGTTTCTCGACATCGGATTCCTCAAGGGGACTGAATTGCAATCGCTGGCGATGGGATCGATCATCATGAACATCCGTGAGTTTGACGGCGAGACGGTGTTACTTCAGAGCAATGGCGGACTGGAAATCATCGGCACCAGCGACCAACCGCGCTACCGGATCTTGGTCGATCTCGATACGCCGGAACTCTTCAACGCGCTTGGCAACTATCAAGGAGACTATCAGACGACCTTCGATGCCATCGCTGAAATCGAATGGCGCGTGGACTACCTGGAGCCGGGTGCGCTGTCTGACGAAATCATCCGCTCTTCCAAAACCTTCCGCGTCGCCATCGACCGCGACCTCGTTCCGACCCCATGACCTACGGCTCTGGCATGATCTGGCCTTTGGCCGCTGAATACGCCCGTCGCGGGTGGGCGGTTCGTCGTGCCGGATGGGATGACATCGAGTTGTTCGGCGACACTGGCCGCGCTTTGCGGTGGGTCGTCTATCAAAACTCGTTGTTCTGGCTGCTTTATCGACAATCGGGCACCGGAGCCAAAGTGACTCGCGTCATCCGCAACACGGACTTCGTGGTCGAGGATTTCTATGCCGAAGATTGGACGGTGCTGACTCCCTCGTGCCTGGAGACCCAGGGGAGCTACGGCTACGGCGGCGACCGCTGGCAGGGCAAGAAGCCATACCCGCGTCCGGCAGACACCGCGCCGGTCATCGATCCAATGTATCCGAACGCCGTTCATGGAACCTGCCCGGTGGTGCCCTTGTATGAGAACATCCGCAAACCGACGGCATGAGCGTGGGACATGGCATGATCTGGCCGCTCGCGGCGGAATACGCCCGTCGCGGGTGGGCGGTGCGTCGTGCCGGATGGGCAAGTGAGATTACCGAGCCATTCGATAGAGACACGTCACTTCGTTGGATCGTCCATCACCACGGCTTGTTCCATGTGACGTATCTGAACCGGGGCGACGATTTCATTGTCGGCAACGTCAGCCGTGTGATTCGAAACACCGACTTTGGCGTGGGTGAGTTTCTCGCCCGTGACTGGACCGTCTATTCGCCACAGTGCGGCACGATCTATGATGGGTGGGACCAGCAGGGAAAGGTGCAATATCCGCTGCCCTCCGACGCTTTGCCGCCGAGCAATCCCTTCATTCCACCGACCGGAGGGATTGCCGAGTGTCCAGTCGTTCCACCGATCTATCCGCCAATTGATCCGGACGATTGCACCATTCCGTGCGAAGTCCCGCCACTGTGTGGCACCAACTTCAAACTCGTGACCGGCGGCTTTGATACTTGTGGTTGCCGCGTCTATCTCTGTCAGCCCGTGTTTTGCGATGACCCACCCGCCTGCTTCGAGGGCTTCACGCCGAGAATCAGCGGTTTCAATGACCTCGGTTGCGCGATTTGGTATTGTGCCCCGGACGACCGCCAACCATGCGTGGAACCACCGATCTGCGGCCCGGATGCCAAACTCGTCGTGACCGGAGAGGATGCACGCGGCTGCCCGACCTACACGTGCCAGCCAACTTTCTGCCCCGATCCTCTGGTGTGCCCTCCGGGTCAAAACCCAGTCGTTACCGGCTTCGATGAAACCGGCTGTGCAATTTGGGAATGTGTTCCCGATGTTCCGCGCTGCGATGATCCGCTAGTCTGTGGACCCAATACGAAGCGCATCCAAACCGGGCTCGATGCGCGTGGCTGCCCGATCTATGCGTGCGTCCCCATCGTTTGCGGAGATCCGCTAGTCTGTCCTCCAGGCACGTTCACCGTGATCGTTGGGCAGGATGCGATAGGCTGCCCCGTGTATGGCTGTGTGGAAATACCGCCACCGCCACCGCCACCGCCACCGCCGCCGCCGCCGCCGCCACCGCCGCCACCGCCACCGAATCGTGACCCGGCCCTGATCACCATTGAGAACGTGACGTGGTATCCACCGTGTTTTCTCGACAACACGGCACCGCCATTTCAGATCCAGCTAGGATTCAGGGTCACTCTGGGCGCGGCACCGACTCCGTATGCCAACGGCATCTACTGGGTGTCGGTCTGGGTCCATGGCAAGAAGATCGACACGCCGAACATGACGCCCGGGCAGTCGATCGACTACTCGGAGTCGGTCGTGCAGGACTTGGGTAAACCGGTCCTGATTCGCGCCAATGCCTATCTGCCGATCAAGAAGTTGCAGTCCAGCGATCAGCACGAGTTCAAGTTCCCCGAAATGTGCGACGAAGATCCATGCTGCAATCCTGACGAAGACGGCGTCCAATGCGGCGACGTCTATCCGTGCTGCTGCCCCTATGCCTACGCCCCCGTTGGCGAAAACTGTGCCTGCGAATATGTCGGGAGTTAGGAAAGCCACTCAAGCCCATGCACGAAGAAAAACTAACGAAGATTCTCTACGCTCTGGAGATTGATGCAGAGCCATCCATCGATCAACGGGCTGTGATGCGGAGGCGGGGAGGAATGTCCCACCTCAACAAAGATGAGCTTGCCGAAAAGTGGAAGGCGCGGATGAAGACGACGAAATACAGGAAACGGGCCGAAGCGATCTATGCCCAATACGAGGCCACTCTCAACCTGATTGCCGCTGGTAATGCTCCAGCAAAAGTCTCTCCCGCTCAGCCTTCACCGGGCTTGATCAAAAGGGCTGGCAGTTTGGTCAAGGCGATCCGCGCGGAAACCAAAGCGGTGGTCCAAGGGCAACCGAACCTGACCCCACCTCAAGTGGTGTCACGGCTTGCGGCATGCGGATCATGCGACCAACTGAGATCGAACCGGACATGTGCCCAGTGCGGTTGTTTCGTCGATGCCAAGGCACGTTTCAGATCCCAGGGCTGCCCGCTGCGCAAATGGCCGGCAGTGTGATCCGGTTGACAGGCAGGCATGGGCGTGAACCTCCACGTCGATCTTGAGACCCTCCAACTCATCCAGGGACCCGGCCAGCGTAGCGCGGTTGCCGCCTTACGCTTCAAACGTGGCGATGCAGCCAGGCTTCAGGTGGTGTTCCTTCAAAACGGACTAACCCCGGTCACGATTGGCGATCCAGATGAATTGGAAATCCAGATCGGCATCAAGCCGCGCAACCAGTTCGAACACTCCTATCTCGCGCACTGCGTGGACTGGTCGATGCCATCCGAGGGCGACGACACCCCGACCTACGAATGCTTCCTTAGCTTCAACACGCTGCAACTCAACTCGGCTCTCAACGTCGGATCGGAGTCCTCCGAGGAGCTTTCGGAAATCACGCTCATGGGTGAGATCACTTGGCGGGAAGGAATGGGCGAACACACCTCCACCCGCACCTTCCTCGTGGTCGTGGAGAACGATGTGAACCGTGGCACCGAGGGCGCGCCCGACGATGCAAATCCCGTTTACCCTCCTCCTCAGGGCATTGAGATGATAGCCAACAAAGGAATCGCAAATGGCTACGCACCCTTGGATGCCAATGGCAAAGTCCCCACAATCCACGTCCCTGGAACTACGACCGCCACACCAGAAACGCTGGTGCAGCGTGATGCACAGGGCGGCGGAGTGTCGTTTGGAGGTGGGTGTGTTTTTACTGACCCGCGTGTCGGTGGTCAAAACGTAACAATTATCAGCACGGGTGGCTCTAATGATTTTGATGGTGATCCCACCGCATTAAGCATCAGCGCCACCGGCACCGGCACTGGAGCAAGCATCAGCACCAGCGGCGGCAGCGGCGTCGGCGCATTCATCACCAGCAGCAGCGGCGCAGGCGCTTTAGTACAAAGCTCTACCGGCACAGGCGCAATCATCTCCAGCTACAGCGGCACAGGCGCAGCAATCTCAAGCCTCATAGGGCCGCATTTGAATGTAGGTATCGGCAAGTTCGTAGTCGCCAATAATGGCAACGCCTCGTTTACGGGCAACGTGACAGCCCCGAATCTTGCCACAAACAATGGATCGAACAGTTTTGCGATTCGCCCCTCATCCGCGGGACCCATTCTCGCTTCCACTAGCCTCATTACTCAGGCTGATGGGTATTATCAAAACATCCTCAACCCACTAAAAGTTGGCGAATTGGATACAAGGCCTCTCGCTCAGTATTATTCCGAATCGGCTACAGCGGGATACGCTCTTGTCACGAACAATTACACCTTGGAAATTACGGCACCTGAAGCAACAGGTTCATCACAAAATAGTTTCTACAACTACAAGCTGTCGGATTCAATTTTCAAGGAAGCGGGCAATCGTTGGAATTACGCTCGCGGATGTGAGATGTTCATGCTTTTTGAGATGCAGGTGAATAGTTTGTCCGGCACACGGCATCAGATCGCCATCAGTAGCGGCTTGCCAAACGGTCAATTAGAACAGTCTGGAAATTTCGGTTTGGCGATTGAAGTTTTCAACGAGGGCGGATTCACGAAGTTGAGACTGATTCGGAAAACTTCCGTTTCTGAAACCGCGAGCTTTTCGCCTGCCTTTTCATTGGGATCATCGGGAAAATTCATCGCGATGTGGCTGAAAATCACTGCCGCAGGCGCGGTTGAATTACGGGTAGTCGGCACACCGAGCTTTACGACATTCCCAAACCGCCCAGCCACTGCTCAGTTGACCTTGGCTGCTGCGAATTACGACCCCGCACCGGGTTCCATATTTCTGACAGGTCTCGCCACTTCTGCCACAGCTGCCCAAAACGCCGGAACCGTAAGATTCCACAAACTGCATTATCACATCGACAACTAATCCCATGCAACTCATCCGCCAAACCACCGACCTCGACGTCAAAGACGCACTGATCCTGCAAGTCGCCGAAGCTACGCACCACCTTGCCAGCGTGCTCGCCACCACCAACGAGCGGTTCTGGTCATTCCCAACCGACCGTCTGCTCGCCGTGTTGAACGCCGACGTGCCTGCCACGCTCGCCACCTTCCAAGCCAACTCCGCTCTGGCAGGTGCAGTCAACTCATCACTCGACGCTCTCAATCTGCCGCAGTTCCCGCACCGCGCACCGACCGAGCAAGGCCGCTCTGACATCGAGTTTGATGGCGCAGTTTTTGTCCACGTAACGCCGCCCGAGCCTGAAATCGAAGCCGAGCCGTAACAGCCGATCTCAACCTATCTAGCTCCCAACCATGCGCGCACCGATCAACATCGACCTCGACTTTGTCATGAAAGCCTTCGTCGGCATCGCCTCGCCGATGGTCGGAGTCATCACGTCCTATCAAGAGCAGCTCGAATGGCACCTGCGAGTGGCCTCACTCGGCGTCGGCCTGCTCGTGGGCATCATGTCGCTCGTCAGCATGGTGAAGAAAATGCGGGGGAGGTGACATCACCCCGGTTCACCATGAAAGCACTCAAATACCTCAGCTTCGCCGGGAAGGTCGCCGGGTTCGTTACCGCTCTTGGATCGATTCCATTCGTCGATCCCAAGATCGGTGTGCTCGTATTCGCCGCCGCCTCGATCCTCAAGGACGCTGTGAATCGCATCGGCGACTTGCTAGACGACGGCCAGCCCAACCAAAGCTTCAAGGCCTGACCGGCACGGTGCCATTGCGGGAGATTCACAAGAGGCCTCTGAAAGAGCCATTGGGGCGGACCGGAGGGCGGGGAATAAGGAGGTGGGAATTTGACGGTAATCGCCGCTAATGTTGACCAAGTCCGGTTGTTTCTGATAGAAACGCAAGAGGCGCATCTTAGAAGCTAACCACGCCACCTCCCACCGAGAGGGCAGCACCGGAACTAATTACGCTGCCACCCGCGCCAACCACCCGCACATCGTAGGTTCCGTTGTCGGCACGGGTTAGATGTTTCAGAGTGAGGCTGGGCCCGTTGGCGTCCTGAATCAACGCGCCATTTTTCCGCCATTGATATAGAAGGGGGAGCGAACCGGTGGCAACCACGGTGAATGTCACGGAATCACCTTTGTTCAGCGAAGCTCCTTGAGGGTCGGAAATGATCTGGGTCTGCACTGGCACGGGCTCTGGCTCCAGCGGCGGCTTGAGCCGCAGCTTCAGTCGATAGAACAGCGAATTGGAGTTGCCGACCACATCCGGGGTGACGACGACCGTCTTTAGGTCATCGCCACTTCCAGCCACGACCCTAGGAGTAAGACTAACTCGGAGGCCACCTGCCTCCACTCCGGAATCATGCCATGAGCGAAGATCTGCCGACCACTGATAGCTGGCATCCGCGTCGGAACCGGCCATGGATGAACGGGGGTGGGAAAATGGACGCGCCCCGGTGCCCGGGAGGAATGCAAAGCCCTGCTCATCCGGGATCACGGGATCGCGTCCCAGGTAGCGCTCCAGTCCGTTAAGGACACCGTCGCCATCCGCATCATCGTCGAATTCGGACGCCGCATCGGCTGCGGGATGACCTGCGATCCATTGACCGAAGGACGGTGCCGATACGACGACATCGAAGGCCCCAGCCGCGCCTTCGCCTTCACCGTTGGAGGTGGAGACATTCACGCGGTAGGTCGCACTTGAACCAAAGCCGGAGGCGGATACATCTGTGGCTACCGCGTTCCAACTCACAGTGCGCACTTCGCCGGCGGCCATGGTTCCCAGACTCTGCGACGCCGTAGAAGTCAACTGGCAGGCGGGAATTGGCCCGGAAGAGGCTCCGGGTATCAACTCAACCGTCACGTTTCCGGCTGCAACCGATCCGATATTCACCAGTTTGCCCACGATGGTGATCGGTCCCGGCGAGGTCAGCTGCGCAAGAGGGGCATTTTGAAGGCCGATCTCGGAAACCATAACCAACGCAGGCGATGTCACATCACTGGACTCGATCCCTGCGGCGGCGAGAGCGGCATCAAAATCGGCAAGGGCCTGGGCGAGCGCATCGACTTTGGAAATCACCATGGTGAGGGTCATGTCGGGATCGGCAATCTGAGGAACCAGCACTCCTGCGACGGAAGCATACAATAGGGTCTGGGCGAAATGGACCTCATCCGAAGCCTTCGCCAGACTGGCGAAGGCGGAATCCAAAACCGGACGCGGCGGGTTGGCCGCACGTGCTAAGGCACGGATTTTCATCACGGCGGCCTCCATCGAGTCTTGAAACCCTTCATCTTCATCGATCAGGCTCGTAGCCGCGGATAAAATCATCGCATGATCGGCTGAGACGAGCGCGCCCCGCAAGCCGCTGAGAAGCTGGCTGTAAGCGGTCGGCGGGGCGAAGGCCGATGATGAGTTTCCAGCAAGTTTGGCGGCAAATATCGGTGCCCCGGATATCGACGGAGCTGCTTGCGTGGGAGATGCCAGAGGAGAGGGCTGCGCGGCTGGCGGGTGAAATGCCAAATCCACCACCGCGGGCACATCGTTGAAACCCGTCTGGTAGAGCAACGAGAGGTCTTTGGCGGCCGTTCCCGCCGTAATCGCGACGTTCATTCCCTTGATCGTGACAGAGAACATTTCTGCGAGCTGAGCACCCGGGGCTTTTCCAACGACGGATGCAAGGTCTGCGACATATCCGAATTTTTTGGTCGTATCCGCAAGCAGCACGGATGCGTCCAGGGCTAATAAGTTTCTCTCATGAGCTTCATTAGCGCGTGTGGTTGAGGCGATAAATCCTGCGACCGGAGTGACGCTGGAATCAAGGGAGTGGGCCAGTGTCACGGCGGTGGCCAGATCATCATCCGTCGCTGAGACATAGGCGGAAGCGAAGACCGGGCCTCCGAGTTGCTCACCCAGATTTTCCGCCAGCCCCTCTAGCAGCGCTTTGCGTCCTCCGGCATTGCCGGCAGCCCGGTTCCATTTCCCTTCTGCAATCGCGTCGAAAAATCCTCCGAGCACGGTTCCCGTGGCGACATCCACCAGCGCAGTGCCCCACGGTGGTAGGGTCTTTTTAGTGGATTCGACAAAGCTCAAGCGCAGGCGGTCCACCGCGATCTTACCCCCTGCAGCGACATAAGCTCCTGCTGTCGCCGCCGCCTGCTCCAGCAGCTCTCCGCCTGCTGCCAAAGCCGCGAGTTCACCGTTGATCTGTTGGTTCAACTCGCTCATCGCTTTTTGAACTGAAAGGAGCCCGACCAATGTATTGGCGATCAGTTTTCCCGAATCCAGCGACAAGGCCTCCGCAGAACCGTAGAGGATATTCATGCCCTCTGCCGCCGTCAGCAGTCGGGCCAAGGATTTGTCCCGCAGCGCAAGTGTTTCCCCCGGCGTGGCCAGGGGTGAATTCCATTCTTGGAGCAAGGATCTCGCCGAAGTCGTGTTATAGGGCAGAACCAGAGTGCCAGTGGTCTCCAACTTCGTCAGCTCCGCAGCGAAGAGTCGGCGCAAATTCAGTGGCAAGACGAGGGATCCCTCGCCACTGATGAGCGTGGAAGGCCGGATGTTTTGGTAGGTCCTCACCACGCCATTGAGCTCCAACTCCACATTGTAAACCCTGTCTAAATCCACCTCCGCCTGGGCAAAGTTCACCCTTCCCAGATGATCCGTTGTTTTCGTGGAAAACACCTCGGATCCCACGACTAACCGCACGGTCACGCCGGGAATGCCACCAGCTGGCGTGCCAGTGCGGCTCGTGTCTTTGACTACAAATCCCGATACAGAGAGCCAGCGGTAAGCGTTTTCATACAGCGTTGTGTAGTTATTCGCAGAATAAGGATCATCGACAGTGTCGAGAATAAAAGCACTGCCGGCCACGGCGGCACCATCGGCTGAGATGCTCGCCCAAAAGTCCCTCGTCGGTTCGAGAAGAACTGGAAATTGCAGTAGCTGCTCGGGCTCACCCACCCGAAGCAGCGCATATTGGTAGCCTGATTCGTAATTGAAAATAGGATCAGGCACTGCTGGTGCTATCTGTTTCAACCCTGTCGAACCATCTTCGGAGAACCAGGACGAACCAGCGATGGCGCCTGGAATATTTTGAGTCCCACCGGCGGGGGTCCACCGGAAGTAGTGTTGGAGCGCTGAAGATTCGACTACTTCAACCCCTATGCCGGAAATGCTAGATCCATCCGGGGCCATCCCCACACTCGTTGGGATGACGCCTAACGATGAATTGGGAAGCAATGGCACGATTTCCATTCCAATCCCTGCCCGCCACACCCATGCTGCGTGTTTTGTGGGCATGGATCCCAAATGGGATACATAACCTGCGATCGTCATTCCGTCCACCGAGATGTGTCTTGGTTCATAGTGAGAGAAGTTAGGCACGCTGCCCAGACTTTGAAAACCTCCGGCTGGTTTCCAGAGAAACGGCCCATTTCCGGAAGACATGGCCATTGCGGAGCCGTCCGGTGTCGTCACCATCCATTGCCCTTCTCTGGGTGATAAACCAGGGTTTCCGATCCTCTCAAAGCCTCCAGCAGGGGTCCATCTGAATGCCTCGAATTCGTAGTGACCATCAGCTGTTACCGCAGTAACCATTTGTCCGAAAACGAACGCTCCATCCCGTGAAACAGCCTTTGGTAACACAGGCAGCCCGTTGGGCTGCAGGAACTCCTGCCACCCCGTCAGCTCCGACCACCGGAACCCATGATCGTGCCCGGTCCCATCGTCGTAGTATCCGATCACCACTCCCCCTCCATCCGATACGCCTGACAACCTGAAGTGATATTTCCCCGTCCGATGCGGGCAATTCATGGGCTGGGGGCCGGTTTCTGGTGTCCAACGAAATAAATCTCCCTCCAGTGACACTACATCCGTGCCGTACATGCCAGACGACTGGTTATTGATTCTGAAACTCAAGCCGTTGTTGAATGCGTAGCAAATGACCGCCGAGCCGTCAGGAGAGATCCCCAGCACCCGGCTGCTATTGTAACCGGGCAGGCCGCCGATGGATTCAGGTTCCAGAGTCACCGCTTCCGCGAGCGTGGCGCATAGCATGGCTATCGTTCCCAGTATGCATCGAATGCCCAGCCCGCTGATTCTGCGGAGCCAGATGCTCGGGACAAGCCTGCTACCGTCAGGGATGGTCATGGTGATGAATTCCATGCTCATGACCCTATGTGCCGGTAGTGCTTTGCCAAGAATTATTTGGCAACAGCTTTCGGCGTGTGGTCTATCAAGTGGATACGAGAACCGGATGCGCATGCGTTACATGCGTCCCAATCCGGGGTTCCAAGCGCCGATGGGTGTCTTGTGACGCCGCTCGATAGCGCAGGGCGACTCAGCCGTTTGCGTCATTCGCCCTCAAGATCGGGAAGAGTTCATCCACCGTGGCGGTGGCGATCAGATCAGCGGGATCGCGGAAGCTGCCGTTGCCTTGTGCATCCCCTTGATTCGCCGCCAGCTATAAGGCCTCAAATACGACAAAATACCTGGCTGATAGGAATTTGGCTGCTAGGAGTTTGCTTTCTGCGGGAGGCCCCTGAAAGAGCCATTGGACCGGACCGGAGGGCGGGGAAAAGGGGGTTGCGGGGGAAAGGGGGCGGAAGAGGTGAAAAGTAACGAGTGAGCAGTAAGCAGAGAAGAAAAACGCGACGAAACAGCTGTGTGGCTGACGCCGTTGCAGGTTTTGAGGGTCAAATTCGTGAGCCGCTGATGTAGATATCCAGACCGCTTGGGCAAGATTAGTTCATGAAAAACCCCGGATGGTTCGCACCGTCCGGGGTTTTTTGTATTCAGGAATCAGGATCGGGTCTCCACCTGATAGTTCTTTTTCAAGGCCACTAGCACGGCCTCGAACTCAAACAGGTAGAAGCGCGGGGTGATCTGGATGTAGGGGATCACTCTTTTGGCGACCCAGGTATCGATGGATCGAGTGCTCACCGACAGGCGCTTCGCGAGTTCCTTCTTCTTGATCAGGGTTGGCTGAATGAAGCCCGAGCTTCCACCTCCTTCGAGCGGTTGGCTTGTGTTGGAGGTCCGGGCGGGATGTTTGAGGATTGTGGCTTTCATGGTTGCGCATCGTTGGCTGTGTCAACGCATGGACTGTCCTGACGACAGGACAAGCGCTCCAATCGCTGCTTGATTGACCATTTGAGTTCCGGAGGCACCCACCCGTCAGGCGGCCGGATTGAAAACCACGCCTTTGCGGCTTCCGCATCCACGATCTCCCGGTAGTGACGGAAGATCATTTTCGGGGAGTTGCCAGCCTCCAGAGAGGTCCGAGCCACGTCGCCGGTCTCCGCTACCCGATAGCTGATGAACGAGTGTCTGAGGGCATTCTGACGCCATCCGCCGGGAATCTTGGCCTTTACGGCAGTATCGCTCAGAGCGCCGGCGTAGTCGGTGATGGAGATGATTTTCCCGGTCTCGCCGCGCCAGGGGGCGAGCCAAGCTTTCAGGTTTTCCGGGAGGGGGACGAGCCGCCGCGCTGCTGTCTTTGCTTTCTTGCCAGCGATCTCGATGTGGCCGCGATCCCACTTGATGTCCTCCCAATCGAGGCGGTGGATTTCAGCCGACCGAATTCCTGCGAACGCCCCGATGGCCATGAGGGGGAGTATCCGGGCGTGAGCCGCTAAAAGCAGCCGTTCCATTTCCTCTGGAGTGAAGATTTCAATCTCAGTCTCTTCCTGCTTGAACGACTCGCTTTGCTCCGCAGCGGTCTTCCGGTCGGGGTGAAGGTAGCCGTTGCGTTTGGCAAATCCGAACATGGTGACGATATTGCGGCGGATCCCGTTCCGGCTGACAGGCCCAAGTCCTTTGAGCCCCTTGAGGAATCGATTGATGTCGGCGACTGTCACGTCCGTGATGTTGCCACTCACGCGATCCGTGAACCGCTTCAGGCTAGCCTTGCAGTTCCGGACATAAATGTCGCTTACCCCGCTGCCGCGTCGGGATTCGACGAACTCGTCGGCTGTCTGGGTGATGGTTCGGACGGCGAGCAGGTCAATCCGATTCGCAGCGTAGAACCGGACGGCATCGGAGAGAGTGATTTCTCCGGCGGCTTTTCGGGCGCTGGCCCACTCGTCCATCGCAGCGGTCAGGCTGACGCCAAATTCTTGGGCTTTCCGCTCGCAGTGGCGAAGGAGCTCAAGTTCACGTTTGGTCACCTCGTCACTGGCGCTCCACCCGTTCGTCAATCTGACTGTGGTTTGCTGGGCGATCAGGCGGGCTTCCTCCATGCAGGCGAGGTGGCGAACCTTTCTCTGGCCACCTTCCTTCCAATAGAGGGAGAACATCGAGTAGCCGTCCTTGCGATTGACGGTGTAGATCTTGACTCTCGCGGGACCGGTTCCGATCTCCACGACACTGCTGCGTTTACGTTTTCGGGTCATCGGACCCGGTCGCCGTGTCAAGTGTGCTGGAATTCTTTCTGGAATTCCTGTCGCGGCCCCTTCATCAGCGTCACAATCAATTGATTTTGAGTGACTTGGGGGATTGCTCTTTAACGATGGCGGAGAGGGTGGGATTTGAACCCACGGTAGCTGTTACACTACGTCTGATTTCGAATCAGGTGCCATAGACCACTCGACCACCTCTCCCAGAACCGA